CTCATAGGAGAAACAACATACGCAGATAAGACGCGCACCATTACGAAAAAAGACAGAGAAAAAGACCTTGAAAAAATCAAGTCGGTTATTCTGGATAAATGTGTTGAACAAAAAGGGAAAGTGCTATTCCCAGTATTTGCCAATGATCGTTGTCAAAATGTCCTCAGTTATCTTTTTGAGATATTTGGCAACGACCCCACATTTGACATTCCTATTTTGATAGACTCCCCTATGGCTATTAACATTTCAAAAGCGTATTTAGAATTGTTGCCGCCTGACCAACTTGAATTATATGAAAAGGTTTTTAATTGGAAGAACGTCCATCTAGTACAAGATTACAACGAGAGTAAGTCATGGCAAGCATCGCAATCTCCTGCTGTGATACTTAGTTGCAGCGGTATGATGACTAACGGGAGAGTAATTCAACATGTCAAGAAAATTCTCCCAAATTCCAAGAACCATATACTATTTGTTGGATTTTCCGCAATTGGATCATTGGCGGCAAAGATAAAGGAAGGCAAGTCAAAAACAATCACTATTGAGCAAAAATCTGTGGCAAATCGGTGTGGGATAACGTCACTGATGTCGTTCAGCTCTCACGCCCAGCATGATAGCCTTTTGGAGTATTATTCCAATGTCAATTGCGAAAAGGTTGCATTGGTTCACGGAGACTATAAAACCAAGTGTGAGTTCTCAGAAGAATTGCAGGAAGAAATCTCTCGGAAGAATCGCACTAGCAAGGTAATATGTGTAAACAAATCTACAGAGATATTATTGTGAGGTGTATATTTTGGCATCTAAGGTAAGCAAGCGCAGCAGCGCAAATATCAAGGGCATTCTCGAAATCACCGGCGACAAGATTCTCGTCCATGTAGAGGACATCTCAGAAGCATTCGTATTAGCAGACTTTATCCGTGAATTTGACGGTAAGGAAGTTCGCATTTCGATAGCACACAGCGAAGAAGAAGCGTGAGGTGACAACAACTGAGTGAAATTTCCGTAAATGATTTCCTGCTAAAGCAGAAAGAGTTCCTGCTAGAAAAACGGGTCAATGACGAATTGGAATGGCAAGACTTAACCGACATCCGCGCTGAATTTTACGGAACTCCTGAAAGCCGTGAAACAATTCGCAAGGGTGCAAAGTTGATTAATGAATACCTCGAAGCCGGGTGGGAACTCAATCCCCCAGAAGAAGAGATGGAGATTCAGGAAGAACCAGACGACCATATCACTACTCCTGCCAGTCTGCTCAAATCTCACAATCTTCCCGCAGACAAATGGAAAGTCACTTCTTATCGTCAACCCAACATGTCCTTCAAACCCATTGGGTCAAATGAAATCAACCTAGACATGATTCAGCAATGGTTCAGGCAATTTGCGCCCAAGCCCGTAAGATACACCCCTATCGCAAAGGAATACGGCAGTGGCGAGAACGTTCTGCTACTCCCTGTGGTAGACCTTCATTATAACCTTTTGGCGACCAAGTTCATCACCGGGAAAGACTACAACTGTCGGATCGCAAGGGACTTGTTCCTGTCTGTGATTGATGATGTGCTGACTAGGATAAAAGGTAAGAAGATAAGCAAGATAATCTTCCCTATTGGCAACGACCTTTTCAACGCCAACGGGATTAATGGAATGACCTTTAAGGGTACGCCGCAGAACAACGAGAAGCACATATTCGAAGCGTACATAGAACTCTACGAGGTCATTGTAAGTGCAATCTCAAAATTGGCGTCTGTTGCCCCGGTAGATGTCGTTTACATCCCCAGCAACCACGACAAGGAGATTACCTTCTACTTCGTCCACAACCTTGCTACACAGTTCAGGAACGATTCTGACCGCGTAACGGTGGACTACTCCCCCACCGTGAACAAGTATCGCCGCGTTGGAAATACTCTGCTTATGTTCTCCCATGACGGCAAGATGGACAAATTAGGAAATATTGCTCTAGACGAGGCCGGGGATATGTTGTACGGCGCGAAGTATGTGGAAGTTTTCATAGCGCACAAACATTCAGAGTGTGTCAAGAACGATAGACGGATTACGGTACGAATCCTACCAACCATTAGCGGAAGGTCTGCTTGGACTTGTGAGCAAGGGTATGGAGCAAATTCAGTCTGCGAATCTTTCATTATCAACAACGAGAGAAACATTACGGACATCCTGTATACCATGGTATAACATCAAATCCTACTTTCATGAAAGGGGTGAACACCCATTCCAAGAGCATCAAAAGCCCCAGTGGTTAAAATCGAGAAGCCAAAGTATATCTGTCAATGCTGTATGCTCGAAAAGAGTGAGGATCACTTCTATAAAAGTCAATGGTCAAAAATGTGGAACTTCTCTGAAAAGAGGGTTCTTTTTTGTAAGGACTGTATTGACAAAGTGATGCAAGAGTATACCAATCGCTACGGAGAAAAAACAGCTCTCATCATCTGTCTTGCGCTTCTGGATATCCCATTTTACGCAATCACATATCAAGGCATCATTGAAAACAATTCTATATTCAATGTTGGTCTTTACTTGAGAATGATGAATTGCAAACAGTATCAATACCAAACATTTGCCAACACACTCGTCAATGGGGAACTTGACAAGAAAGAAGCAGAGGTCAAAGAAGAGCGAGAAGCCAAGTGGAGCAAGGCAGACAAGCAAAATATGAATTTTGCTATATCGGTTGTCGGATATGACCCATTCGACAACTGCGGCATGACGGAAGCGGACAGAAAATACTGCTTCAACATCCTTGCTGGCTACTGCGATTCAGAGGGCATTCAAGAGGATGGACACAAGGTACAGAGCGTTGTCCAGATTACCCAATCGCAATTGCAATGCCGTAAGATTGACGAATTTATCAATCAAGAGCTTCTTGGTACTCATCCCGACGAGAAGCGCATTTCTGATTTGTCTGCAACAAAGAAATCTCTGCTCGACAGCATTGCTAAGATTGCAAAGGACAACAACCTTGCATCTGCTTACAACGACAGGTCTAAGGCTGGCCGCAACACTCTTACAGAAAAAATGAAAGAGATGGTCTCTGGCGGCTTTGAGAGCGCGAAAGTCAACCTCTTTGACATCAACACCTCTCAAGCCATGAAACAGGTTGCAGACCTTAGTAATCGCAGCATCATGGATCAACTCACTTGGGACGCCAACGATTATACTGAAATCATCAAAGAGCAACGTCAACGCATCTTGGATGCTGACAGCAAACTAGCCGCCATCACGGAAGAAAATAGACTTCTTAAAAACAAGTTGTCAGAACTTGAACAAGTCAAGAAGCGGAAGTAGGGGTGCAAATGTATTATAACATCCCCTTGACCGACAAAGAATTATCCCAGCGTAAACTAGAGGAATACGAAAAATACACGAAAGTCATAACCGCTGGACGCAAAAACCCGAACTGGTTTATTGAAGAATTTCTCGGCGTAAAACTCATCGACTACCAGAAGTGGTGTTTGATGCAAAGTTGGTCAAAGCCGTTCGTGCTTTGGCTTTGCTGTCGCGGCGCGGGTAAAACTGTCCTAGCTGCGGTTTACTACCAAGCAAAAATGCTCCTGATACCCAACTACAAGGTTTTCATCAGTACGCTTACTTTGGCACAGTCTATCGAGACGTTCAAGAAGTTGGAAGACCTTGCGCTACAGCGAATCCCATCTTTTAAGACGTGCACAGATATATTCGCCATGGAAGTTGAAAGGTCTCTCAATAGCGAGACTGGTTTTCTGCACAATCCAGCAGGGCACACTTTCCGTCTTTTTAATAACTCGGAGATGCTTACTCTTTCTTCAAACCTTGACGCATTGCGCGGTAAGCGCGGTTCAGTCCTTTATGACGAAACCGCTTGGCAAACAGCAGAACAAATGGCGGTTACTGAAAACTTTATCAACGTTGATGCCAGTTTTGGGCTAGGCGTTGATAAAGCCTCTTTAATGGAACCTCTGCAAATGCCTTTGCAACTTCTTTATGCGTCCAGCGCAGGCGACGTAACGTATCCTTTTTATGAGAAATACAAGTCATTTGCGAAGAAGATGTTTTTAGGAGACCCCAATTATTTCGTATGTGATCTCAATGCACACACAGTATTGAACTTTTCTACCGTTGACGGCGAGAAAATCAAATCGCATCTGACCGAAGAACAGATTCAAAAAGCGATTCATGACGACCCAGATTTGGCAGACCGCGAATTATTCAATAGGTTTCGCAGAGGCGCGGGTGAAAACGCGGTTGTAAAAATGGAAACCATCATAAGAAACTCCCGTGTATATCCTCCCATCCTGTGCAACGATACTGGAAAGCGGAAATTCATCTTCTGCTATGACCCTGCTCGTAACTACGATGGCAGCATTCTTATGATATTTGAGGTTATTGATGATAAGCAGGTTGGGTATCGGCTAAGACTGGCAAATGTCATCTCAATGGTTGACCAGGAGACAAAAGGGAAAACTCCACTCCCAATGCCAGAGCAGATAAAAATCATCAAGAAACAGATGATTGCATATAATGGGCCTCGCTCTGCGGAATGGGAAAACATAGAGATTTACATTGACGCCGGCGCTGGTGGCGGCGGTATTTCAGCGGTTGCAGACTCGCTCATGGATGACTGGACGGATGAATCCAGGCAAACACACATTGGCGTGATTGACCCGGAACATAAGCAGTATGAAACGTCCCGCGCAAAGTACACTCATGCGCGTCCTATAGTTCATCTGGTGGAGCCAAAGAGTCACAAGGTCATAATCTTCAACGCTCTTGAGAAGATGACCAAGAACGATTTGATAGAGTTCCCCGAATACGATAACAAGGACTCTCTATTGCTCACCAAAGAGGACGGCTCCATCTATTCCTACGAATTATCCTCGGAGGAAATGATCTCGCTAACACAATGTAATCTGACCAAGAACGAAATGATTTACATGTGTCGTTATGATACTCCGAATGGTGGAGTGCAGTACGAGTTGGCTAAGGACAAGAAAAACACAATGCATGATGACCGGGTATATTGTGCTGCGTTGGGGGCTTTTGCGTTATCTAGGTTACGCAGGACTGATTTACTGACAATTAAAGACGAGTTTGATTATTCTAAAATACCATCCTCGGTGACACCGATAGATTTCTAGTGGAAGGAGCGTGATTATGCTTGCCGAGAACAAAAAAACCAGTACAAGGACAATCCCCGCCTCGATTGGCTGAGGATTTTATAGTGAAGGATTCCGAAAGCAATGTACGTAAAAAAGAAGAAACTACTATTAAAAGTGTCGAAGAATTAGCCAATGAACAGATAGAACAAGCGGTAAGAAATTACGATTTCAATCAGAAATTATCGTCTGTCATTTTGGAAGTAAAGGGTTCTGCTTCTGACCCCACGAGTGACCTGCTAAACCGGCTTGCGGAATATCCGCAAAATGACCTCAACAAAATTCTTCAGATCAACAGAATAATCTCTAAGTTTGTCAATACGGATGACATAATCGGAAAGACAGTAGAAGCGATCAAGAATAATGTCAATACGGACATCCGCACTTCATACCCAAATATCAACGGTAGGAACAAAGAGAAAACATTAGCAAAAGCCAAAGAGGTAATCGAGGACTTCCATGCTGAAATCAAACTTGAGAGATTCATCCGTGAAAACATCCCGCGTGCATATGAGGAAGCTACCGTAATTATGTATCTCCGCAAGGATAATGTTTCAGGCTGGGTTGTAGATATTTACCCGCTTGGAGTGGCGATAATTGCTCCTTATAGTTTGGGCGGAGAACCTGTTTGTTTGATTGATATGGCTGAACTTAAAAGCAGACTTCAAAAGGCAGGTCTTAAGACCAGAAATGGTAAAGATATCTTCTTTCCAACTGTAGAGGAGGAAATTCAAGCAAATTACTCGGAAGAGGTGTACAGGGCTTATAAAGGCAAAGACCCTTATGCGCAACTTGACGTTAGATTCACCAAGGTTGTTAGGATTAATAATAAAGGTTTGAAATACGGACTTTCGGACATTTTTAGAGCATTACAACCTGCTTTATCCCTTCAAGGTCTATACAGATCTGATGAAATCAACAGTCGTGCGAGGGCCAAGAAGGTTTTGGTTCAGATTATGCGCAAGGAGTGCCTTGGGAGTGATTTTAACAAAAACCCCATTCCTTCGCAAGCATATGCTCACTCTGAATTGATAAATGCATATCGGCAAATCGGGTCTGCTGCATATACTGCCCCGGCGACAGTGGAGAGGGTAGAGTACGTCGAGCCAAAAAGTGAACTCATAGATATCAAGACCATCGCCTTTCACATGAACAGAATTATGAGCACGCTCGGAATCTCTTTTCTGTCCCCAGAATCTTCAAACCAGAGCGTGAGCACGGCAACAATCAGTTTAGAGCAATTAATGAAAACCATCAACTCAATTTCAGAGCAGTTTGAAGAGGCTCTTGAAAAATGGTATGTTCAAATCCTTCTGGACAATGGGATTGACGCTTCTTATGCTCCAAAGACGAAAATAATAGATAGCGAAATCCTTGACTTCAAACTTCGCAAGGATTTGGCCACAACTCTCTACACTATTTTCAACTTGTCGATGGAAACATCTTTGGATCTCCTTGGAATTGATATAGAGGATGAGGTTCAGCGTCGTATGGCGGAGAATGCTAAGAACCTTGATACCGATGTTTTCTATAGTCGTCAGACGGCATTCACAAGTTCTGGAAACGACAAACCAGACTCAAAGGATGCTGGTCGTCCAAAATCAGAGACACCTACGAATAAAAATAAGTACGACGAAGTTTTCAATAAGACGAGGCCGCAAACATGATAGAACCAAATACGACTTTCATGTGTACATGCCCCTGCTGCGGCAAACCAGCGACAATAAGAATGACAGAGAAAGACGACGGAGAAATCCTCGTCTTTCTTTCTCATATGCCCGAAACACCAGTTGAGGATGTTTCAAAGTACGGGATAGAACTGGGCATTATCCCAAGCGAGAAAGGCGGGTGAAGTGATAATTGGAAAACATGAAATTGTTCAGCAGCAAGATATGGATTAGCGAAGAATCCGATCCAGATGTTCTACATCTCAAGGTGCTCATCTGCGACTTCAGTGTGAACAAGAATCATACTCAAATTAACCGAGACACAATAAACGAATGGATGAACACTCTTGAAAATGCGCCCCTTGTCGGAAAAATCAAAGCAAAGGCCAACGGCGAAATCGACTTCACCTCCCATAACGCCGTAGTTGTAACCCGTGTTGATGAAAATGGCGAATCATATTCCGATATTGAATTCAATACGGACGCATTTGGTGCGTTTACCAGCGTGTCATTGGAAGAAGTTGATGGCATTGAGAGCATTGTTGCAAATGCAGTTGTGTGGAAGCGGTTCTTCGACGCAAGTCAACTTATTCAAAAGCGTGTCAAGGCAGGTACGCTTTCTACCAGTTGGGAAATAGCAGTAGAAGATTCTGAAAAGAAAATCATCTCTGGCGAGTTGGTAAAGGTGATTAACAAAGGGCGCTTTCTTGGGCATGCCTTGCTTTCTGCCGCAACTCCCCCAGCTTATCCGAGGAGTAAGATTCTTGAAGTTGCCTCAACCGACAATGACGAAGAACTCTGTGCAGCCATTCTTCAAGACATTCTTGCGCTGAATGAGAACAAACCAAACGGAAACGAGGTACAAACTATGAATAAAAACGAAGTCGTAATCGACAATGCGGAAGAAACACCCGCCGATCCTCCTGTAACTGAACAGTCCGCAGAAAATCCTCCTGCCGAAGAACAACCAGCAGAACCTACCGTCGAAGAAAACCCCACTGTTGCTGAATTAACGCTTTGGGATCTCAGAAAAAAGGTCGAGATAGCCATCTGCAATAAGTTGGATGTCAATTGGCTGGACATGATCTGGTTATTCCCAGTTTCTGCCAAAGCCTGGGCGCACAAATACGAAGACGATGAAATGAATCTCAACGAGTTTACCTACACCGTAGATGGAGATGAAGTCGTTGTTTCTGAACCAGTCCTCGTAACACTTACCGTTTCTCCCCGTGAAATAAACTCTTCTATCTCCGCTAGGGACGATACCATTGTGTCCCTCAATTCAAAAATTCAGACACTGGAATCAGATGTTTCTGCGCTTACCCCCTACAAGACAGCAGCAGAACAAGCAGAGCGTGAAAGAGCAGAAGCGGCAAAGCAACAGCAAATCGCTGAACTGCGCCAATATGCAGAAGATGCCAACGTTTTCACTAAGGAAGAACTGGATAGCGACGAAATCACCACCCTCATTTCTGACATGAAATCCGTTGAACTCAAAGCGAAGATTGCGGACAGGATTGTTGCCAAGCAAGCCAAACCCCGCAAGCCTGAAACCGCATCTGCCAAACCCCAGCCCAAGCCGAAGGCTGACATTAACATTTCAGATACACAAACCCCCGGCAAAGTCCTTATGGACTGGCTTAACAAATAACAGAAATGAGGTGAAAAGCGAAAAATGCTGAGATTCTTACAAGAACATAACGACAAGCCCATTGAAGTTTTAACAGCAGGAGCCGCCCTCGCCAGGGGTGGTTTTGTTTATAAAGACCCCGCTGACGACGAATTGAAAGTGCTTGCTACTGGCTTAGGCGATGATATTGTAGACATTTGCAAGAACTACGATGGAGCAAATGCAGTCAAAGACCCAACAGAAGCGGACTTTGAAGCAATTGCCGAAAATGCACAGGCTCTTCGTGTACCTACGCTCGTCGGTGAGCGTTATGCAACGTCTGAAGTTACAAGGAATTACGCCGATATTGGCGATCCAATGACTGTAACCAATGGTAAATTGGTTAAAGCAACGGGTGCTGCCGCTTATCAGTGGATTTACGGTGGAACTTATTCTGATCCTACCGGAATTACGATACACGCCGTAGAAAAGGTCGTTCCGGCTACCGCTCCCGCGACTAGAACTATTACATACAATAAGAACAATGGACTCGGCACGTTAGTTGATGTTCGTAGTCCTTATTTTGTAGCTAAAGAGGCAACCGTCCTTGAAAACACGTTCACTCCCCCGGCCTATTATACGTTTAAGGACTTTGATACTGCGGCAAACGGATCGGGCACCAATTATAATCCTGGCGATAAGGTAACAATCGGTGCATCCAATATTACCCTTTATGCCCAGTGGCAAGCTACATATAGCGGAATTGTCTATGACGCCAATGGTGGAAGCGGTGAAATGAGCGACGACAATCTTTACGAAGTGGACGATGTTGCCGTAGTCCTTGACAATGCATTCACCCCTCCTTCTGGATATGTTTTCTCAAAGTTTAACACAGCAGCAAATGGAAGCGGAACGGACTACGCAGCCGAGGATGAAATTACAATTATTGCTGGTAATCTCGGTTCTGCTATTACTCTTTATGCCATTTGGGCAGATGATGAATCTACATTCAGACTTGAGTATAACGCTAACACAGGCACATCCACAATGGTTGACCCAGACTCTCCTTATGAGACTGGTGATACCGCTGTCGTTCTTGATAACGCTTTTACCGCGCCTACAGATAAGGTATTTATTGGCTTTAATAGTGCAGCAAACGGTTCAGGCACTACATATCTTCCCGACGCGGAAATTGCTATTGCTGCCGATATGACTTTGTATGCGCAATGGGCAGACGCTATTACAGTAAGTTATGACAAAAATGGCGGGACGGGCACATTGGTAGACGAAAACAGCCCATATGCCACCGGTTCTGACGTAACCGTTTTGATGAACGGCTTTACTTCTCCTACTGGCAAAGCCTTTGCTGGCTGGAACACTTTAGCAAATGGCAGCGGCACAAACAGGTATCCGAATGACGTAATTGAGGACGCCGCCGCCGACATCGTGCTTTATGCTAAGTGGATTGACATCTTTACACTCACTTACAATGCCAATAACGGGCTGGGTACACAAGTAGATCCCAACAGTCCGTATCTTAGCAGCGCGACTGCAACAGCCATGAATAATGGTTTTGTTGCGCAAGAAGGTAAACAATTTGCTTCTTGGAATACAGCATCTGACGGTACAGGCACATCTTACGCACCAGGCGCTTCCATTTCTATGAGCGCAAACGTAACTCTCTATGCCATTTGGGAAGACGCAATCTAACACATCTACTTATTAAAAGGAGTGACAAATCAAT